GACTTTGAAATTGACGGACTTGCCAATCCTGAACTAGCCAAGTGGGTGTCAGAAAACTGTGACTTTGATCAGATTATTCTAGAATTCTATGATCCAAAAGAAGGTCCAAATTCTGGTTGGGTACATGCAAGTTACAGTGAAGGCGCTAATAGAAAGCAAAAACTTACTGCTGTGACAGAGAAGGGTAAAACAGTTTACAAGCCTGGCTTCACTGTCTAAATATTTGTATGGCTAGTGCCGATACATTAATAAAACAACCGTACACTAAAACAGTTTTCAAAACTCAAAAAGAGTTAGATGACTTTGTAAAGTGTTGTGACCCAGATACCGGTTATCTATATTTCATGGATAACTTTTTTTACATACAACATCCTACTAGAGGTAGCATGTTGTATCATCCCTATAAGTATCAAGAACGATTGATTGATACTTATCACAAGTACAGATATAGTATCGCACTCATGCCTCGTCAGAGCGGTAAGACCACAAGTGCTGCTGGTTATCTATTATGGTATGCTATGTTTGTACCCGATAGCACTATTCTTATCGCCGCACACAAGTATGCAGGCGCGCAAGAAATCATGCAGCGTATTCGCTATGCCTATGAAAACTGTCCTATGCACATTAAAGCAGGCGCAGCGACATACAATAAAGGATCACTTTTCTTTGATAATGGTAGCCGTATCGTATCAGCCACGACAACTGAAAATACTGGTCGTGGTATGTCTATCACATTGTTATATCTTGACGAGTTCGCATTCGTAAGACCAACAATCGCTGAACAGTTCTGGACATCAATTACTCCCACTCTAGCAACTGGTGGTAAGGCTATCATTACATCAACTCCTAACAGCGACGAAGATCAATTCGCATTGATATGGAAAGGTGCTAACAAGACTGAAGATGAGTTCGGTAATAAGACGGATGTAGGCAAGAACGGTTTTAAAGCATTCAGATCATATTGGCATGAACAACCCGGTCGTGATGAAAAGTGGGCTGAAGAGATAAAATCACAACTAGGAGAAGATCGTTTCAATCGTGAAATTGGTTGTGAATTTATTATCGCAGACGAAACATTAATAAATCCAAACACATTGATTATGCTTGAAGGTATAGAGCCTATAAGCAGGTTAGGACAAGTACGATGGTACAAACAACCAACTAAAGGAAATATCTATGTTGTAGGACTAGATCCAAGCCTAGGTACAGGAAGCGATCCTGCTGCTATACAGATATTTGAAGCAAACACTACAGAACAGATAGGTGAATGGAAGCATAACAAAACAGAGATTCCACAACAAATTAAATTATTAGCAGATATCAACAAATATATCGTTGAGTGTACTGGTGAACCCAATAACCTATATTATAGCCTAGAAAATAACAGTATAGGAGAAGCGGCGATTATTTCTTTAAATGAGTTCGGAGAAAGTAATATTCCAGGTATCTTTTTCAGCGAATATGGTAAAAAAAGAAAAGGGTTTAATACTTCTCATAAGGTAAAACTAACTGCCTGCGCAAAATTTAAAACACTATTAGAAAGTAAAAAAATGAAATTACACAGTCGTTCACTTATTTCAGAACTAAAAACGTTCGTAGCGTTAGGCGGCAGTTATAGTGCTAAAGTAGGAGAAACTGACGATTTAGTGATGGCCACGCTACTTGTCACACGAATGCTACAACAACTAACAGACTTTCATTACGACTTAGAGACTCAGATGCGTGACCACGATGAAGTTATACCCCCTTTACCGTTTTTTGCCGTCCTAAGTTAAAAATTTGAATAAATAATATTATGGCTATAAGTTTAGAAAGAAAAATGGCAGAGTTATATGATGAGTTGCATAATCGCGGTTATGAACCATATGCTCTGGACCGAACAGGAAAAAAGACATTAGATCCAGAAAAAGCATTAACTATTGGATTTACTTTACGTGATGAAAATGACCTCAAGTCTGATCCTGCTTATGTTTCAATGGATAAAAAACCCAGAAAAGATATCATAACTACTACTATCTGGGTAGATGGAGAGGTAGTTAAAAGCCCAGAATTTCAAATGTTTCATAAGTTTATTAAACCCTGGGTTTTAAATAAAGTAGGTGAGATGGAAATAAGAAAGTCAGATCATTTTCAATTTGATATGCAAAAAAGGGCGAGAAACAAAATGCAACAAGAAAAAGATAACATTAGTGAAGGATACTATCCTTTAGGTAAAAAGACAAGTTTCAGCGATAATGTTCCAACAGTTAAAATTATTATTGAACATAATCGCAATATTGAAGAAGGTGAACAAAGATTTCGCAATGTTCACAGAATATTTGTTGAAAACCTTTCCGGTGAACGTTTCTTATTACCAACTAATCGCCCAGGTCTTGCAAGAGTATATGCCCGTCATATCGCAGAAGGTGGCACACCATATGACGATAAGGCAAAACATATCACATCTTTAGTTGAAGAATATACAAAAATGGCTGGATTTGTCCGTGCGACAAAAAATAATAGTCAATTCAACGAATCAACACAGCGTTTGATTAATGAAGGCGTGCTGCACTATAATAACCTACGCGAAACATTGAGTCGCATGACTACTCATCGCGGGTATGTAAAGTATTTTGAAAGTTACACCCCTGTACTAAATGAAGAAAATGATGAAGGTAATAACTTAAACGAATTATTTGTACAAGAAACACTAGACCCACGTATTGAAAGTGTATTACCGATATTAAATCGTTTGTCAAAGAACTTAACTGAAATGAATGAAGTTAAAGAATTAGACGAATGGGCACAAAGTTTAATTGAAGGTGGTGACGGCGGAGAAGCAAGCGAAGAGACTGACGGCGACACACCAGGTGATGCCGGAGAAGGCGGTGCAGAAGATGTTACACCAACTAATGAACAAACTATACAACACAGATTTATTGACCAAGATGGAAATGAATACGATGAAGTAGAGGTAAAAAAACCTCTCAGCACTAAACGTGAAATACGATATGTGCCAAAACAAAAATCTGAGCCAAAATCTGAGCCAAATTCCGAAAAAAAAGAGCCACCTAAAAAACCACCCACACCTGGACCATATGAAAGATATGCAGAAGCAAATGAGTTAAGTCAAAAAAAAATGGCTAACAGCCAAGAAGTTGCATCAGTTATAGCAGATAGTTTAGGCGGAGAAGAAGGGTTAAGTAGTGATGATATCTATAGTTCAATAGATGAGTATGCCGAATTATTGGCAGAAAAGGGTTATGGAGTCAATACAGATAAAGTCGCACAAATATTGATGGACAAATTAAATATCCATCTTGAAGAAAAAATGGATTCTACTACAGCATCAATGGCAGTTCCTGCTGATAAAATGCTAGATGAAGCACCTGGTGCTATGACATTAAAGCACAATCAAAATACTGAAAAGTCAAATCTTAAAGCATTTGATTTGGATGAGGGAAGCGATGATGTTCCTATTGAAAAAATGAGTGACGCAGATTTAGCAGATTACTTAGGTGTAAGTGTAAAGTTTGTCAGACAAAATCGCAAGAGAGCAGAACAAGCAGCAAGAGACAAAACTGATGACAACCTAGGAGAAGATGCTGAAAATTTAACTACTGCCCAACAAAGCGCACAAATGCAAAAGCAAGGCAGCGACATGAAAGTGTCTAGACAAGAGTTTGATACTATGATGCAAAATAATCCAAATGCTGCTGGATTAGCAAAAGATAAAGGTATGCAAAGTGATTTAAAATATGCTACAGATAAAGAAGGCAATATAGATCAAACAAAACTATTAGCAAGAGGTATTGATAGAATGATGCCTGCTATGGGCGGTGCTGCAAGAGACCTTAATAAAGTTTATTACAGAGACATGCCAGGCAAACTTCAAGCAGATCAAAAACGTAATTCAGAAGAATTTAAAAAGCAGTATGATGCACTTGACCCAGAATCAAAGGCTGAAGTTGATAGACAACTAGCGATAACACCTGCACAAGCCAAAGCAAATTATCAAGCACAGCAAGGTGCAGCGGATAAACAAATGACTGATATGGGTTATACAAAATATGGTTATAACTTACAATCACGCCCAGTCGTGAATCGTGTCAAAAATGCAGGCGCCTGGGTAAAAGACAAATTTAATGAAGAAGAACTAGATGAAAGAGTTGTACCTGGGCAACCATCTTTGGCACAACATATACAATCACAAACAAAACCAGATCCTGCTCCTGAATTGCAACCGGTCAAGATTCAATCAAAAAGACCAGAAGGTGCAAACTGGAGTAAAGAATATCTACAAAAAGCAGCATCAAACGATGGTGGAAGATACATGGTATCTCCCGATAAAGCACAACAATATCTAGATACATTCCACAAAGAAGATGTTGAAGAAGGTCTTTTACATCAAGGCGCAGGTTGGTTAGCCAAGAAGTTAGCATCTTTTGCTGGATACAAGGCACTCAAGCCAGGCACATATATTGTACCTCCTCTAGCACAAGCAGGCGGAAAACCTATCTCATTTTCTATTCGTAGTGGATCAGATTACCCTGTCTTCAATCTACCTCCTGATGAAAAATATAATCCAGAACGAATCCATTCTCATATCAAGGCACATATTCAATCAGGTAACTATGAAACTGCGCCTTCTGCAATGCAACGTGATTATTCACAGAAGACAATGCCTACTGCGCCTTCTGCAATGCAACGTGATTATTCACAGAAGACAATGCCTAAAGAAGAAGTAGAAGAAGATTTAGACGCTAATCAAAAGCGTGTAGGTCAATTAGGCCCAACCGAAAAAGTTAAAAATAATAACATTGGTAAACTAGTTGGCGCAAGCGAAAGTGTTGAATTGGATAGAATAAAAACACTTTCGGGATTAAAGTAATATTTTTTGCACATAGTTCGGTGATATATAATATTGACACAGCATGATATTCGTGTAGAATATCTTGATGTGTTAGTTGTCTCCTAGACAACTCAACATAAAACACATTTAGGCTCAACATAGGCATTTACAACATAGGAGATTATATATGGCAAGTCTAGCAGATATCCGTGCCCGTATCGCGGCACAAGAAAGTAAGAAATCAGGTCAGGGTCAACGCACCCAATCAGATAACGCAATCTACCCACACTGGAATATGGAAGAAGGCACTACTGCCACTATCCGTTTTCTTCCAGACAAAGATTCAAGCAATACATTTTTCTGGGTAGAACGACAGATCATCAAGTTGCCGTTTAATGGCGTCAAAGGTGATCCCAACATGAAGCAGGTAGTCGTTCAAGTCCCATGCGTAGAAATGTACGGTGATAACTGTCCTATCTTAGCAGAAGTTCGTCCTTGGTATAAGGATGATACGCTCAAAGATATGGCTAATAAATATTGGAAGAAGCGTAGTTATCTGTTTCAAGGTTTTGTTCGTCAGAATCCGATCGGCAATGACGTAACTCCTGCGAATCCGATTCGTCGTTTCGTCATCAGCCCGCAGATTTTCACAATCATCAAGGCAAGTTTGATGGATCCTGAAATTCAAGAATTGCCAACTGATTATCAGCGTGGTCTTGATTTCAACGTCAAAAAGACTAGCAAGGGTGGTTATGCTGATTATAGCACTAGTAACTGGGCACGCCGTGAAAGCCCGTTGACTGAAGTAGAGCAGGCTGCTATTGAAGCACATGGTCTATTCAATCTTGCTGACTTCTTGCCCAAGAAGCCAAGCGAAAGCGAACTACGTGTCATCAAAGAAATGTTTGAGGCTTCAGTAGATGGTAAGCCTTATGATAATGACAAGTGGGGCGCATACTATCGTCCATATGGTCTTGAGGCTCCTGCAACTAGTGCATCACAGTTAGCACCCCCTCATGTAACTGAGGTTACAACTCTTACTGTAAGCGCAAAAAAGGCAACAGTAGATGGACACGGGGATGTCCATGATGTTGAAGAAGAAGCAGAAACAAAGAGTGAACCCGTAGTAGTTCCTAAGAGTACTTCTAGCGATAAGGCACAGGACATTTTAGCGATGATCCGTGCTAGACAGCAGAAGGGCTAAGAAAGTATTGGGGAGAGGTAAAACTCTCCCCTCTCCTAAACTGAGGTAACTACCATGACACTACCAGACGAAAGATACCGCGCACTAAAGCAGGGTAAGAAATTACTTGAGGAATTATGCGATCCAGGCAAGACGCCTAGGGTGCCGAGCATCGTCCGTGATCGTGCGCGTGGTGCATTAAGACACTATCCAAATGACTATGAACTTGACCGTATCGCGGACAGTTGTCCTGATATGCTTGACAAAATAGCATTCAATGATAGAATCGCTAAAAGAAATATTTTGAAATAAGGAGGCCATGTGGCAAAGCCGTTT